ACCTCCACGATCAGATAGATGTCATGACAAGATGTATGGTTTCGTTTGAGGCGGTGCTGGTACGGGCCGTTAACATAGTTCCTTCCAAACAGGAGAAAAATAATGTTTAGATCTATCATAGGTATATCATATCTTATTATTAGTTTTATGGGCTTCATAACTAGTGTATTTAGAATGGAGCTGTTTGAGTATAGTAGTATACTATCAGTTGGCATTTGGAGCATAGCCCTTATATGTGCTTTCACGGGCTGCTATTTTATATTAACCATTAAAGAGAGGGAGCCAAGAAAATGAACTATAGACCCATGTTTGTCTTTGCTAATGGAGAGCGAGCTGGAAACGCACAAGTGTTTGCGACCCATCATGAGGCGCTGAAGAGCGCCGCTGATCGCTTTCGGTCATGGACTATGCCAACAAGTTACGATGTAGATGAGACCACCGAACCGGTAACCTATTCTTGGACTTCAGAAGGTGGCGATGTACGTACAAAGTCTATCTAACTTAACCCAATTTGGAAATACTGGAGGTCAAACATGACAACTTTAAGTGCCGAGCATACGGCAGTCCTAAATCAAACAACACTGTTTCGAAAGAGTGTCTTTGATCCGGCTGATTATCCGTACAAGTTTATCAAGCCCGATACCGGGAGTAAACTAGGCAAGAAAGTTCGCAAAGGTAAATGGAAAGGTATGAGGTTTTATACTTTGACGCTGGAGGAACGAGCAACCTGTGATTCAGCTTGTGAGCATTGGCTTGATTGTTTCGGCAACAATATGCCATTCGCTCATAGGTTTAGGGCAACCAGCAGCCTTACAAGTAAGATGGAACCCAACCTAGATGAGCTTGATTTAAAACATCCTAATGGATATGTAGTTCGACTTCATATTCTGGGAGATTTCTTCAGTGTTCCCTATGTTAAATGGTGGGGCAGACAACTAGCCAAGAGATCGTCTTTAAATATATATGGTTACAGTCGGCACCATCCTTTCAAACCTATAGGCAGAGCTATCCTAGCTCTTAGAGAGAAGTATCCTGATAGGTTTGAGGTACGGTTTAGTAACCTCCCATCTGATAATATGTCTGCTAACTCTGAGCATGTATCGGATGAGGGTATTATATGTCCAGAACAAACCGGAAAGGTTGATAGTTGTGGTAGTTGTTGTCTTTGTTGGGCCTCCAAGAAACCGATAATATTTTTGGATCACTAGCCCACCCCACCCCAAGTAAAGGATAGAACTATGTTCAAGCTAAATAAAAGCCAAGTCGTTAATGAAATCTATGCTATTCCACCAACAGATGAAGCATACTTTGAACTTGGCAAGATAGTTGGGAATAGAAATGTTAAACCTCTGAATGCTCTCCGTATCATGTACAGTATGCAAAAAAGAAATTTTCTGAACTGTATTCCTATTATCATAGATATAAAGGGGCGCATAATTGATGGTCAACATCGCTACGCAGCAGCAACCATGTTGGGTATTACAATTTATGTTGTCATGGTTGAGGACGATGACGTTGGTAGCATTGCGATAGCATTAAATACTAACAAAAGTAATTGGAACCTTGCTAACTTTGCTCATTACTGGGCAGAGCAGGAAGGTGATCCCAAGACAGCTGAGATATATCAGACCTATCTTGAGTATTACGAGGCAAATAATAGTACACATGGCGTTCTTATTGCGATCTTCAATGGCGAAACTACCAGACACTTCTCTACCGCTGATGGTGGCAATAAAGAATTTAAGGAAGGTCGTCTGCCATTTGGCCCACTAAATCGGAACCACATCGAAGATACATTATCCAAACTTCGTAGACTTAAACACGCCTCTCTATACCGTCCGATTACTCGTACCACATTCCGCAAGCAACAGTTCCAAGAAGCTTTACTTCAGGCTTTTGCAGTGAAGTGTTTTAACTTTGAGAAGTTTCTTGATAACTTGTGCCACACTCGACACCAGTTTAATATGCTGGCTAAACGTGCGGATATGTATAACGAAATCATGCGTATCAAGGATAAATAAAGGAGAATAAAAATGAGTCACACAGGAAACGATGAGCTGAAAGAAAATCTATTTGAGCATCACTATAATCTTCTGGTAAACTCAGGCTGGCACAAGAACGCTTGCGAAACTATTAGAGAAGCTCGTGAGAGAGCTGATAATGAGTGGGCCGAACGAAGTTGACCTGCTGATCTGAGTATGCTATACTACACACAAGGAGAAAAATAATGGCTATTCCAAACCCGCCGGAAACTACGCTAACTCGGATGACTGACATGGAGCTTGATGTTTTCGAAAAGGCAAGTGTTCATTATGAGGGGAAAAATAATAAAAGAGATGCGTGTTTAAGTCTACGAAGTAAAAACGCACTCAAATTTCTGAAGCGTGACCATATTGTTATCGAATTCTGGGAAGATTACTTCTCTGGAAAACCTATATATACGATAACCAAAGGGTACGTAACGATCAGCGTGGGAATGACCGGAATATATTAAAGGAGACTGACATGGAGCTTGATGTTTTAGAGAGGGCATGGAATCATTATGAGGAGAAACATAATAAAAAAGGAGTACCTTGGCGAGCATATGAATATAATCAAGATCGCCTTATGGAATTCTGGGAAGATTATTTCTCTGGAAAACCTCTATATACAACAGGAGTTCAGGAAATGATTGAGCGTGAGGAATGTGAATGCGTGGATGATGGTGATGACTGTCCCATACCAAACCCATCGTGCCCGCTGCACAACTGAATAAGGAGATTGCAATGATAATGTCTAAGCATGAGTGGTCAGAAAATGAACAACGGTTCTATGACGTTATGCCAGCTTGGTGGTGGCGTCTGGAGGATAGGGATAAACATTATGAATCCTATGTTAAAGCCCAGAAAGACAGGACAGAGAGATGCGAAAAAGAAAGAACGTCACAGTGGGGCGCTCCCACCATAGACATGGAGTAGTTCCCAGAAACCCCCATGCAAGTAGTCTTAGCAAAGCACAGTATAGGAAAAGAATTGTTCCCTCCAAGAAGAGAGATATTAAACCGGAGATAGGTAATGAATATGATTGAAACAATAAAAGACAATGCGGAGAAGATGATCCACAATGAACTGACTCTTCTTCTTAAAGAAAGTAAGAACGGTGAGACTCTTGATGTTATATGCGGTGCCTTGGAAGCTGTCTTTAAACTTGCTTATACTACTGCACCACAAGATATTCTTGCTGTGAATGTAATTTTAGGTTCTCTATACCTTGCAACCAACGAGCAAATCGAGGAACTTTCTAATGAAGGGTAGACACAATGTATGCACCTAATTTTAGTACGGCATTGGACGTTCAAAAGTTTCTGAAGAGTAACTCAGGTAGTTGGTATCGTCCTATGGTGGAGGAATATATAGAGTTATGTTCTATTAGAAACGATGAGGAGTTGTCTGTGGAAGAACTTAATGGTTGGATAGAGTATGAGATGCAAACACTTACGAAGGGATATGAAGAATGGCTATCGATAAATTAACTGAGGAGGTCCACCGTATCATGGCTGATGGGAAGCGTTCCCAAGTTCACGGTTGGACTATGCGTGGTATAGTAAATAAAATTACAGCCGCTTTCCGAGAAGAAGCTGGAATAAAAGCCAAGAAGTATATCATTAAACTGTGTGGCTACGGCCCAACTTCAAAGGAGACTAAAGATGTTTGATCATGATGTTATTAACTTTCAAGTGAGTAAGGTTCCTCTCTATGTTAAGGATGATTCCGCTGAGGGCTTCTACCTCGGCTATGAAGAGGTTGTTAACAGCGTAGGTGTTGGTATCCAACGAGACAACGGAGAAATGCTGGGTATTGTTTCTGATGGCTATGAAGTTGTTCAGTACAACGACATCGTAGAACAAGTCGAGGAAGCATTAAGTAAATCTGGTATTGATACGACCGATGCAAACTTTGATACTAATGTATACAGTGGTGGATCACAACTTGAACTTCGTGCCCGCTTCCCAGCTCACAGTCAAACCATAGATGGTGGAAAGGACAGCGTCATACCTGAGTTTTGTTTTCGTACCAGCCACAATAGAACGTGGGCAAACAATGGAATGATGGGACTTTGGAGGAACATGTGTTATAATACTCTGGTAAGCGGAGATAAGCTTGCTTATATATATGGTCGCCACACAAAGAACTTTAATGTCCCGGTCTTTGCTGCAAAGATCAAAGGAGCTGCGGAGTATATAGCCTCTGATGGTATGGATAAGATGAGGACATGGTATCAAACACCTGTGCGAAGAGAGCAAGCCGTCGATCTCTTTACCAAGACACTTGCATCTCGAATGGACAATGTGAAACGTAAGAAGGTAGCTAATAAAGTTATGTTATCCAGCCTGATGAAAACCTTTGACGAAGAAAACCGACACATACTGGGTCGAGGAGCTTATGAAAGATATGCTCATAGAGATGCTGGTACACTCTGGACAGCCTATCAAGCTGCCACATCGTGGTCAACTCATACAGACAAGCCCAATACAAAAGTATTTAGAGAAGATCGGGTGCGGAAGATGTTGGCCTCGGATGCATGGCAGGAACTGGCAGCATAAATAACTAGGGGGTGGGTTCGCTCACCCCTCTTAACCTCAAGAGGTAAGAAATGAGCAAGACAAAGTCTTGGATTATGGATATGGAAGACACAGTAGACATTGCAGTCGAGTCTGGGTGTTCCTGTATTGAGGATGTAATTACATATTGTAATCAACATTATCTCGGCCATTACGATAAAAGTTATGTGAAAAAATATTACGAGGCCGGGCTATGGAAGTAACCCTTATTGATCATATGGGTAGTGACCTATCGGTGGTTAACGCCGCCAGGGTATCCTTTGCGAAAGTGCATGAGAAATTTAAAACTGAGGCCGATACTAAACTCATTCACTACTTAGCAAAGCATAAGCATTGGAGTCCTTTCGGACATGCCTCTCTCCAGTTTCATATTCGTGCCCCTGTTTTCGTGGCCCGGCAACTTGTAAAACATCAAGTTGGTTTAACTTGGAATGAGGTATCTCGTAGATATGTGGACACTAAGCCAGAGTTTTATACACCAAAAGTTTGGCGAGGTGTTGCCCAAGATAAGAAACAGGGTTCGTCTGACATAAAGATTAACATTAATCCAGATCATGGCGGTGGTCCTATGATGGTGGACGATTACCAGCAAGTTCTTCGTTCTGCGAAGTGGACCTATGAACAGCTATTAAAGAATGGGGTCTGTCCTGAACAAGCCCGCATGGTTCTACCACAATCTATGATGACAGAGTGGTACTGGAGTGGCACACTATACGCATTTGCAAGAGTGTGTAACTTGCGATGTAAGTGTGACGCCCAGAAAGAAACACAAGATATAGGATGGGGTATCGACAAGTATGCTCGGGATATGTTTCCCATTTCTTGGACTGCCTTACGGGATATCTAATAACACACTACAATAGGAGGGATAGATGTCTTATATAATTATTCAGTTCGATCTTCTCGGGCGCTTTGAGGAGATGGACGCAATGATAAACGAGGAGGGGAGTGCATTAAAAACTTTTCAGACTGAGGAGGACGCCCAACTTTTCTTGTATCGTCACGGCCTGGAGGGTTTTAAAAGTGGTTTCCCTCATCAGATACGGGTAGCCCGACTTCACTAGTCCAAAGGTTTGTGGCCATGCGTACTATGCGGCTGGTAAACACAATGCGAGACTAGGAGGGTATTCAATCGGATGAACGAGACGACACATATACATATTTATAGAAATGGCTGTATAATGATTGATAAAGACCATATAATCGCTAATCTAAGAGAAGTATTCGATCCCGAAATCAGTATCAATATATATGATTTGGGCCTTATCTATGATATAGATATAGATCAAGAAAACAAATGGGTTACGGTAACACACACATTGACCAGCGCATTTTGCTCATTTGCAGATATAATAGTTCAAAACATATCAGATGCAGTCTATAAAAACCAAGAAATTAATCATGTAGAAGTGATCACTACATTTGATCCGCCATTTACAATGGAAAGTGTGCCTGAAACAACAAAAATGATGATGGGCTGGTAATAAACATTTAGAAGAGCTGGAAGACAGGTTTTGCTTGACACCTTAAAGAAAAGGTGGTAGTATACAAACAACAAGGAGATAGTCGATGATGGGAAGGAAGCAGAAGCTGAAAGGCGGGGATGAGTACGATGTGGTGGGCGGCTGGCGCAGGTGGTATTGTTATCTGCAACGGGCTGGATCTGTCAAGTCCATCAAGAAGAAAATGAACAAGCGAGATCGCCACGATGCCAAGCTCAAGTTGCACACACGGGAAGACACATGAAGAAAGCATTAATACAGAACGAATTTAATTTAGGGCTTCCAGCAAAAAGGACATCATATGTTTGTTAAAGACAACGTAACCTATTTAAATGAGTACCAAAACAAACACAAGATACCTTCAACAACAAGGGGTTTAAAGGATATGGAAATGGTTAGAATTAATTCTGTGTTAACTTCAGGGCTGCAATTACCAACAGACATAGCACTGAAGAAGAACAGCTTCTTCATAATAGAATTCAACGATTGTTTTGTTATACGGCGGCGTGGCTTTCATAACGAAGGAAAGTAATATGAGAATGGAAGGGGTTAGCCTTAATGCAGATCAATTTTCTGGCGAATTAAGAGTTTTGCGTAAGCAAGTAAGTCAGCTTAAACATATTGTGGATACACAAAATATAACAATTAAGAGACTCAGGGAAGAGTTGGCCGACGTTAAGCAGGATCGAAGCAACATCCTGTTGTGCTGGGCAGAACTCGACCCTCCCCCCAAGAAAGGCACCCGTAAAAATATTGAGAACGATAATGACATTGATATATAATATTCAAGACTATCTCACACAGAGGGACGATGAACTCAGACTATCTCATGGGTGTTCTAAGTGGGGCTGGAATCTTATGAAAGAATGCGGCTATGATGTTTCAGATAGTGAGGACATAGCTCAGTTCTTTAGGGATCTGGAGGAAGACGATGCCTAAGAATCTCTGGGAGAAGGAGCGGTCAGCGGTCTTCCGTAACACGTTGGGCCTTTTCCTTGCGGAGGGCTACAATAAAAAGGAAGCCAAGAGACTGGCCCGTAGAGAGGTTGAGGAGATTATGCTAGATAAGGATGATTTCATAAATGATATATGGGATGATCAATTCGATGACTGTTAATCCTTGGAGATTAATGTTAAGGAAACGTCATGGTGACATGGTTATTAAAAATTTTAAAACGAGGAGGGAAGCACAAGAAGAAATTAAAAACAGAAGCTCAGTCATTTTACATCTTGGAAGCAACCCTGAGGAAATTTATTATGTTGAAAGAGCAAGAAGGAAAAGGTATTCTTCTAGAGATTTACAAAGTAGATAATAGTAGAGGATTTCAACTATCCTTTGGTGACAAGTGGGTCACTATGGAAAAGATAGATAAGGTAGAAGCTCTAGTCTCCATTGAAAAGGATATAGCCGAGATGCGGCGTGAAATCTGTCAAGAAATGTTTGACTTTAGTAAAGGAAGGTTCTAAAATGCAAACAGAAAAAGCAAATATGGGGCCATGTACTAAGTGTAATTCTTCTGATGCCCTTGCTACCTACTCAGATCATACATGGTGTTATAGTTGTCAAACTTACGGAAGTATCGGAGATGAAATTGAAACTGAACGTAAGGTAATTCCAATGAACAGAGGGCACAAGCGTACATTTAAAACAGCAGACATTACTGACCGAAAAATTACAGCCGAAACATGTAAGAAGTATGGGGTCACTGTGGCTTTTGATGGTCAGGTTATTGTTGAACACAAGTATGATTACTATGATAAGGATGGAACGTATAAAGCAAGCAAGTACCGAAGCACTAAAGTTAAAGACTTCTGGTCTGAAGGACCATTAAGTGAGTGCGGTCTGTTTGGGCAGCAAATCTTTGGTCAGTCACAAAAGTATATCACTGTATGTGAGGGCGAGCTTGATGCAATGAGCGCCTTCCAACTTACAGGATCTAAATACCCCTCCGTATCTGTTAAAAATGGGGCTGGGGCGGCTCTGAAGAATTGCAAGCAGTCACTCGACTATCTGAATAAGTTTGGTACAGTGGTTCTTTGTTTTGATAATGATGCCCAAGGCACTGCCGCCAGTATAGAGGTAGCTCAATTATTCGAACCCAATAAATGCAAGATTATGTATCTTGAAATGAAAGACGCCAATGAGTATTTGAAGACGGGTCAGTCCGAAAAGTTTGTACGATCATGGTGGGGCGCAAGAGAATATACCCCCGCTGGAATTATCAACCTGGCAGACTTGGGAGATAGTCTGTATGACGAAACGTACCATGAGACTTGTTCCTATCCTTGGGATAAACTAAACGAGAAGACCTACGGTATGCGTACCGGAGAGCTGGTCACCTTCACTTCTGGTGCTGGTATGGGTAAGAGCAGTGTCATGCGTGAACTAATGCATCATATTATGGGAAGTACCTCAGACAATATTGGGCTACTTGCTCTGGAAGAGAGTACACGCAACACAACATTTAATATCATGAGCGTTGAGGCCGGTGCCAGATTATATATAAAAGAAATACGAGATCAGTACACCCCGGAACAATTGAGGGAGTGGCAAGCCAAGACAGTAGGTAACAGAAGGTTCTTTGCCTTTGATCACTTTGGAAGTATAGGCAATAACGAGATCCTTGATCGTGTACGCTATATGGCAAAGGCTCTGGATTGTAAATGGATTTTTCTGGATCACTTGTCTATCCTGGTGTCAGGACAGGAAGACTTTGGAGATGAGCGTAAGTCTATTGATGTATTGATGACCAAGCTGCGTTCTCTGGTTGAGGAGACTGGGATAGCCTTGCTACTTGTCAGCCACCTTCGCAGACCGGGAGGTGATCGGGGACACGAGGAGGGGAGGGAGGTGTCGCTCTCGCATCTGCGTGGCTCTGCCAGCATAGCGCATCTAAGTGATAGTGTCATAGCTCTGGAGCGCAACCAGCAAGCAGAGGATGAGGTGGAAGCCAACACAACCACCGTTCGTATCCTGAAGAATAGATACACTGGAGACACAGGTGTTGCTTGCCACTTGCATTACGATAAAGAAACTGGTAGAATGACACAGATAGATAACCCATTTCTGGAGGATGAAGAATGATTATAGAAATAGGTGGTAGACATGTGTGTAATTTGTGTGGTTACGAGTGGTCTGCTATGTTAGGAGATGATGAAATTCCAACTCAGCACCATTGCGAGGATGGGCATCTGGGCTGTGATGGCTGGCCTAATTGTGATACGGAGCCTGACCTCTGTTCTTACAATGGCCATCGGTCCCAATTTGTGGGTCACAAAGATTAAAGAACTTCGAAAGGAAATAATTCGCATGTTGAAAAAGAATGACGGAGAAATGAAAGTAGATGAGGTATGCGATATATTAGGAATCGTTCCATATGATATTCCTTGGGGACACAACATAGGATGGGCCAAATGTTTACAACCAAATCAAAAGTATCATCTCATATTATCTGGAAATCGCAAAGATTAAAGGAAGGAAGTAATGACAGTTAGAAAACCATTCGATAAAGCACTCTACGATGTGGCCGACACCAAAGCTAAGAAGCATATGGTGGACTGGCTTAATTTCCACAATGACTATTGCTTCTTGGATGATCGCATCTATAACATCTCTACGAACGAGACATATTACTTTGATATTGTCTGCACTGTAGATGATGCCAATCCAAGATTGCTCTATGAAGTAGAGATTAAATATTCTTGGAAAGGAGATTGGCCTGACTCTTGGAAAGAGATACGTATTCCTGAGAGGAAGAGAAGGCTTCTTGATAAATGGAAAGAGGAATGCCCCGATGATATATTAACCTTCGTTGTATTCAGAGATGATTGCAAGAAGGCTTGGCACATAGATGGCGCTACCCTTCTTGAATGTGAAGTAAGAGAAGCTCCTAACCGCAACATAAGAAAGGGAGAGAAGTTCTTTCACATTCCCACCAACGATGCATACCTAATGGATATGACCTATGAAGAGAATTAAAAACCTTTTGGGTACCTTTTTTGGGTACCTTTTTTGGGTACCTTTGAGGCAAAGTCATGAAAGCAGTTATTGATATAGAGACAGACAGCTTGGATGCAACAAAGATACATTGTATCGTAGCTCGACATTACGGAACAGGAGAAACAAGACAATGGATTGGCGACGAATGTAATCAGTTTGGCAGTTGGTCCCGAAAGATAGATCAGTTTATAATGCACAACGGTCTTAGCTTCGATGGGCCTGTTCTTAATCGACTGGTTGATGCCAAGATAGAACCTACTAAAATTAGGGATACATTAATTGAATCCCAACTGTATAACCCTGTTCGAGACGGGGGACATTCTCTAGCAGCATGGGGCGAGAGACTTAACTATGTCAAGGGTGAGTTCACTGAGTTTAATCAGTACAGTAAGGAGATGTTGAATTACTGTCTGCGTGACACTGAGATTACCCGGAAGCTTGGTATCAGTCTTGAAGAAGAGGGAAGAACCTTTAACCCTCAAGCATATAATCTGGAGCGTCAGATAAGAATAATAATAGATAAACAACAAGAGAATGGCTTTGCCTTTAATCTTATGGAGGGGCAGCTTCTCTTGGCTAGGTTGGAGGACGAACAACGCCAGCTTGAATCTCAAGCCAATGCAATGTTTGAACCCATAGAAGTTCAGTTAAAAACCAAGGTTAAACACATCCCATTTAATATTGCCAGTAGAAAACAGATTGCTGAACGCTTGGTAGAGAAGGGGTGGAAGCCCAAGAAGTATACAGATAAGGGTAATGTTATCATTAATGAGGAGGTTCTCTCTAAGATTTCGGGGATGCCCGAAGCTCAAATGTTCAGTAGATACTTTCTATTACAAAAACGTACTGGCCTTCTTAAGGCATGGATACAGGAGTGTCAGGAGGATGGTCGGGTCCACGGTAAGGTTCTTACTCTTCGAACTATTACGGGGCGTATGGCGCACCACAAGCCTAACATGGCCCAAGTCCCAGCGGTGTATAGTCCTTACGGCAAGGAGTGTCGATCCCTCTGGACAGTATCAAACCCGGAAACACACAAGCTGGTGGGCACCGATGCGAGTGGACTAGAGCTTCGATGTCTGGCACACTATTTGGATAATGAAAGCTTTACAAAAGAAGTTCTTACAGGAGATATACATACAGCTAATCAGAAGGCGGCTGGTCTTAAAACAAGAGATCAGGCAAAGACTTTTATCTATGCCTTTCTCTACGGAGCGGGGCCAGCTAAGATAGGAAAGATAGTCGGAGGTTCTTCTCAGGCGGGGCGTTCATTAATAGAAAAATTTCTAAAGAATATTCCAGCCCTGAAGGCACTCCGAACTAACGTACAGGAAGCAGCCCAGAGCGGTCTAATCAAGGGCTTGGATGGCCGAAGACTACATATTAGATCAGAACATGCTGCTTTAAATACTCTTATTCAGGGAGCTGGGGCGGTTGTTTGTAAACAATGGCTCGTAGAAATGGATAAGAGAATAAAAAGATCGGGACTGGACGCTAAGTTAGTAGCATCAGTCCACGATGAGTATCAGTTTGAGGTGGCCAATCCTGACATTAAACCCTTCACTGAGATAACTAGAGAGGCCATTCAATCCACAGAAAAGATATTGAACCTCAATTGTATGCTCGACTCCAATTTTAAAGTTGGAAATAATTGGTCCGAGACGCATTAAAGTTCTTGACTCTTGGATAGGGGCATGGTATAATTCACTCGTTGCTTAGTTAGTAGTACCTAATCAAGATCTGTGGTAGTACGAAGTAGTACCACAGAGCGTAGATTAGTTTGGGGATGGTCCCCATTCGTGGCTGCAAGGGTGCAGTGTTTTAAAGGAGAACAGAATGAACGATCCAATTTATATTACCGGCAAGTGCCACTACGCATCAATCACCGAGCCGAACACTAAGTTTGAACCGGTTTGGTCTATTCAGGTTGAGGTTGATGATAACAACCGATCTGTTATTGAAGGAGCCAATCTTCCCATTAACAACAAAGGTGATGACCGGGGGGAT